TGCTTTGAGTGGTAAGGCACAAGGAATTGCTGATGACTTGGGTTATGTGCCTCTTTCTGGAAGCATTTTGAATCGCTCACGACTTGCTGTAAATCGTATCGGTCAGTAATATACATAGGGGGGGGGTTGACAAAGACTCCCCCCTTTAGTATAATAAGTATCGAGTCAGGAGGTTTATGTCTCTCATTTCTCAAATGGACCGTGAAATGGTCATTGAAGCACTTGAGTATTATATTCGTAAATTAGAAGAAGATAATTGCACTCAAGCATCTATTACAGCGTTTAATACTCTTCTTCGCTGGATTGAACTAGAGCACTTTAAAAATGAAAATTAATCTCTGGCACTGTAAAGATATGAATCTTTGGCGTTGGACTCTTGTTCAGGATTTTCGTCCAATCATTAAACAAGAGTCGGGTCAAAGAGAAAATCTTCGTGATGCTATGAATGATATTGCAAATACAGTAGAATATATGTTAAGTCAGTCTTGACTTTTTATGGGCGGTTGGCACAGTGGTAGCGCGTTTCGTTTACACCGAAAGGGACGGGGGTTCGAATCCCTCACCGCCCATTATAAATACCTAAAAAACTGGTATAATGGAAAAGTTATATAAATTACTTTCTGATACTCAAGCAAGTCTTTTTGTATTGTTTCAAAAGACCTGGGTTTATCACTGGAATGTGGTAGGGACAGACTTTTACCAATTCCATAAAGTTTTTGGTGAACAATATGAGGAAATGTTCGAAGAGATTGACCGTCTCACCGAGCATATGAGGTTTCTTAAAGTTAAACCAGTTAGCACTCTCACAAGAATTACTGAAGTTTCTCAAGTTGAAGAAGCAGATAGTTCTTTGAATGCAATGGGTATGGTGAATGACCTCATTAAGTGTAATCAGCAAATTGTAGATCTTTTGGGGCAGGTTGCAGAAGAAGCAGAATCGCAAAAATCAAGAGGCACTACAAATCTTGTTGATGACTTAAATGAAGCACACGGAAAGTTTATTTGGATGTTAAGATCTTTTACTGAATGAAATTAAATGGAAAACATTAAAATCAGATGCCGCTCCTGTGGTAAGGAGTTAGAAGGCGTCTCTGGAAAGTCAGTATCTTGTGGTTGTCCAAATATGGCAACGATTCGTAATGGTGTCATTACGGCACTTGATTTAGGGCAAGTGGTGATGATTAATTCTCCACAAGCAAAACAAAAAAATAATGTTTTGTCAAATGCTGATATTATGTGGCAAGAAGAAAGAAGGCAGCGTAAAGTAAGACGACTTGATTTTGAAGTCAGATAGGTTTCAATACGCAGTTTTCATCATAACGAGCGTATTGGAATCCATCTTCTTGTAATTCACCAAATCCAAATTTACGAGCAACCAAAGACCTCTGGTGCTTTCCAATTACTAATGAAGACTCTGTAAACCCTTCATTGATTTTTGGACCGTGAGGTTTTGCTGCTAAAATATCACCAGGTCTTGGGGAAAGATTTACCATACCTTCTTCAAGATTTTGATATGTGTATTTCATAAAGTGATAGAAGATTTGTTTTCTTTCTTCTAATGAAAACTCATCTGGTTGCTTTGTATACTTGACTTCCCAACCAACTTCAGCAACTCTGGTTTTTTCGTGAAAGTGAATCTTTTCTGCAAGGGATTGAATTTTTTCTTTCAGATTTGGTGAATTATAATGGTCTTTAAACTCTAAATACAAATAACTTTTTTTAGTTTGATAGAGTATGATGAATGTGTAAATTGCCATTGCTCCATCAGAGCACTTGAAATTGACTTGTTGATATCTTTTATCTTCTTTTGGATAGACTGGTAGTCGGTCCTTATATCCAAGTTCGTGCAGAAGTCTTTCAAATTCAATTCTTTTTTGTGATGGTTTGATAAACACTTGACAAAATCAAATACATATAGTATATTATAACATATGGAGAGAGTCCGGTTGGTCGAGGACACCGCCTTGAAAGCGGCTGGGTGTAAAAGCTTCGCAGGTTCGATTCCTGTTCTCTCCGCTTTATAAATACCAGAAAAGTCTTTGAGACTAATGGGTATTCAGATAAACGGAAATACTGATACTATTACAGCGATTGATGGTGCCTTGACCGTCAGTGGTGCCGAATTGTCTGCTGTAACGAACTTAAATGCAACTGGTATTGTTACTGCGAGTGGGTTTGTTGGGAATGTAACTGGTAATGTTAATGGCAACGTTAATAGTAGTGGAGTTTCTACTGTTACAACTTTAAGAGCAACAAGTATTGTAGGTGTAACAACAGCTGGTATTACTACTGCTTATATTGGTTCAGTAAATGACGGTCCTCTTTCTGGTGCAAGGAATAGAATTATTAATGGAGATTTTAGAATTGATCAAAGAAATGCTGGGGCAAGCGTTAACGTCACCACATCTTCTAATACATTTCCAGTGGATAGATTTTCTTTTGAACAATCCGTTTCATCAAATGCAGGATCAATACAAAGAGTTGCTGATGCTCCCGTAGGATTTATTAGTTCGGTAAAATATACAGCTGGGTCTACAACTTTTGGAGGCACAACTAATTGGGGGGCATTTCATCAAAGAATTGAAGGATTTAATGTTAGCGATTTAAAATGGGGAACTTCATCTGCTAGTCCTGTTACGTTATCTTTTTGGGTAAAGGCGAGTGTTGCCGGTCTTTATACAGTTAATATGACACATTATGATGGTGTTCAAGAAAGATGGAACAATGTTACATACACAGTTAACTCAACTAATACTTGGGAATATAAAACTATGACTTTTGTTGGTGATACGAGTTATGGAATTGTTGATGATAACGGAATCAATGGATGGATGAGAGTATATTGGCATTTAGGAGACGGTGGTGGAGCTTCAACCACCACTTCTTTCAATACTTGGTTTAATGGAGCTGCTGCAAATAGAGGAGCAAGTGGAACAACTAATATTATGGGAACTGCTGGTAGAACTTGGCAAATCACTGGAGTTCAACTAGAAGCAGGAACCGTTGCTACCCCGTTTGAGAGAAGAAGTTATGGACAAGAACTGGCATTGTGTCAGCGGTATTACTATCGTGTAAAACGTGATATCTCAAATTCTAGATTATCTACCTCAGGATTTGCATATGCTTCTAACGGAGCGATTGCAGTAACTCCTTTTCCAGTGGAAATGCGAACTGTTCCCACTAGTGTAGAACAAAGTGGAACTGCAAGTCATTATCAAATTTTTAACTCTGTTGGGTCGGGTATTGTTTGCACTGCCGTACCATCATATAATATAGCTGGATTATGGTACGGAGAAACAGCTTTTACTGTTTCAGGTGGATTAACTGCGGGTAATTCAACTTATGCTGTTGCAGCAAATACTGCTGCATATCTAGGATGGAGCGCAGAACTATGAATTACAAATTTTTAAATCAAGAACAAACTATCGTTGGTAAAATAGATGATGATGGACTAATTAGAATGTCTGGTGACGCTACAAGATGGGAAGAATACCTAAAATGGTTAGAAGAAGGAAACGAACCATTACCACCAGACCCAGAACCTGAACCAGAACCTCTAACACCACAACAAAAACTTGAAGCAGCAGGACTTACAGTAGAAGAACTCAAAGAACTTCTGGGACTCTGAATTTAATATTTTCTTAACCACTATCATCAAATCCTAACATAGTTGACACCGCCAAAATACTCACTAGCATAACTAGTAGTATTCAACTTAAATCCCAATGGATGACCACACTTACCAAAATTGGGTGAAGATCAAGGCAACTTTTGAATCTTCTGGTAATACTGATAATATGTTTTACCGAAGAGCGTGTGAAATAGTCAAAACTAAAAGAGATCCTCTCGCAAAGTATCTTGGAGATGAAAAGTGATGGAACCTTATGATGAATATGTGAGTCGTTCTGAAGTTCAGGAGATGATCGATGCTGCTATACGGAGACACAATCGTAATGCTTCTATCATTAGTATGTGCGTCGGTTGGGTGGTTCTTGCTTTATTTGCTGAAGGACTATTAAGGTTGATTGGAATTATTCCACCATTACTACCATTTCTTAAAATTACATTAAATTAATGGCAACAATTACAGAAGAAGATATAAAAGAACTCCAAAAAAGAGTTTTCAAACAAAAAATAGAAGAACTTTTTGAAGAACCTTCAACTTATGAGGACGAAGAAGATGACTAATACTTTAATATCAGCAGTTATACTTTTTTTGACAATCGCTTTATTCATTCAATGGGGTTTGACTCACGCATATGGATAAGCAAAGATATAGTTTTGCTATGACCTGTTTTGTAAGGTCTTATGGTAGAAGTGTATTGAATGATGAATATATCAAACAGTTTTGTAGAGAATGGTCAGATTGGGATGTAACACCACCACTGGATAATACAGTAGACCAATACTTTCATTACGAATATAAAAATTGGAGGGGGGTATGATTTTTCATATTGTAGAAACTATATTGAATAGTCCGATAGGACTCTTTATCATTGGGATGTGCTTGACAGTTCCGCCCGTTATGGGTATAATGCTTATACACCGAACTAAATAACGGTGTAACCAGGAGTAAGTCAGCGGTAGACGGCACCGTTTGGGGCGGTGAAGACGTTGGTTCGATCCCAACCTTCTGGATTGCCAGTTTCTTCACTGGCACACTTGACATAAAGTCTCAAACACCTTATAATACTAGAGCAAACAAAACAAAACAATGTCTCTGATCTCAAAATTCAAGAAAGATGTTAGCACTCTTCGTCTTGCTGCTAACGGGGAAATCTACCTTGATGTAAAGAATCCGAAACTTTATAAAAAGGTGCGCCGCTACTATGAAAATGTAGGGGTTGTATTTTCGGGTGACCCTCTGGACGACTATGAAATGCTTATGGAGTATGTCGCTCAAGATCTTGAAACTGTAGAGGTTGCTTGATGAAAGTTGTTAGGAAACCAACCGTTCTTCTTGAGCGGTTTCCATATCGCTATATTCAATGCG